GGTTCTCTTCCAAAAACATAGACATGTTCTTCTGTGCAATCCGTTTCTCAAACAAGTCTAATGCATCATGCTCTATTACAAACTGCTTAAATGAATCCCAGTCGTTTGTGTAGTAGCGTGTTTTTTGCGACAAGATAATAGTGCCTTCGTCTGTTCTCACAGATGAAGTACCTAGCGCCATCATTTGGTCTTTCATGGCGTTCTTAATCTCGTCTTGTTTTGCTTTAAGTTCTTCAATCTGACTCTCATACTCTTTTGTCAAGTCTTGAACTTTGGTGTATATCTTGCGATACACCCTTGCTAGTTTATCTAGCGGTATAACTTCGTTTTCATCATTCATTATTTTAGGTTCCTTGTAAAATATTTTACATCATAAAAGACAGCAATACAGCAGAACATAGGGTTTTCCTTATAAATTAAGTTCTTCTTTATATAGGTTAAGCAAGAGATCATGCCCTTCAACACGTTTCTCTAAGCGGTCAAACATCTTCTTTTCTATCTCACTACCTTGTAAGTGTATCACAGTAACATTAGTTGCTGTCTGACCAATTCGGTCTGCTCGTGCAATACATTGCAAGTACGTCTCTACGGAAAACACCGGACCATAAAACACAACGGTGTCAGCCGCAGTTAATGTTACGCCATGTGATGCGGCTTGTGGCTGAATCACTAATACTTTTGGCGCATCTGTTGTTTGAAAGCGTTTAAATATATCCGTGCGTTTATTAACAGACACATCACCGTTTATAACTTCACAGGCGATGTTATGTTTTAGCAAGTGCGTGTTAATGGTATCAATGCTATGCCTAAACGGTGCAAATATAATTACCTTACGGCTTGTTTCTTCTAATACTTCTTGCAAGACACTAAGCCTTGGTGCGCAATCAAACTCTACTACCTCATGGTTGTCTGAATAAGCCGCCCCTGCGCTTATCTGCAACAACTTACTTACTCCTGCGGCGGCATTGATAGCCGTAATTGTTTCGCCCGATGTCTGCACTAGCATGCGGTCTTTGAGCATCCTGTAGTACTTAATCTGTTGCGGTGTTAGCGGTACGTGCCTTGTCTCGGTTAACACAGGGGGCAGGTCTGTACATTCTTCTTTGGTGTAACGTATGGCAGGCTGTAGCGCATCGTATACGTCCTGTTGCGAATTAGCTTTTGGTAGCCACTTAAACTTAGTTAGCTTGTTCATCACCTTGTCACGCCATGCAGTAGCAAACTTGGGCACACCTGTTGGGTTGACTAGCTTAGCCAAGCCGTATGCATCTACAGGCGACTGAGCCGCAGGCGTACCCGTCATCATCCACAACATAGTGTCAGGCTTTAGCACCTTGTTGAGGGACTTCCAGCGTTGCGTTGTTGGGTTCTTATAAGCGTTAGCCTCGTCGACAATAACTAAATCAAACCGACCATCGTTAGCTACTTCGTTTGCCACTAGGTTTAAGCCATCGTAGTTAATAACAACAAACTCGTAGTCGCCTTGAATCATTTCAATACGTCGTGATGCTTTGGAATGGTGCGCCGCAACAGCCGACCTATGAATGATGCTTTTACTAATACTACTCATCCAAGCGTCGTGCATGATGGATAGCGGACACAGGATAAGGCAACGTCTTACTTGCTTTAGTTTCATCAAATAGTCAGCCGCCCATAACGCTGAGAATGTTTTACCAGTCCCCGGGTCATTGAAAACAAAGGCTCTGCGGTTCATTGTCAAGAAACATGACGTATCAATCTGATGTGCAAAGGGTTTAAAGCGTCCGGGCCAGTTGTACTGCTTGGTGATAGGCGATGGTACGTTCTTAACTCCTAGGTTGCGCAACACTCTTGCTTCGTCAAGACCCCAGTAAACAGCTACGTCATACCCACCATCCATGCGCTCAACAATCTTGTGCCTTGGAATTATTTTGTATTTGCTTGGGTCTCTTGTACGCAGTACAAGCGCCTTGTTATCAATTATCTGCATTGCTCGCTTTCTTTATTTAAATGTACCGTCTAGATTCCGCTCTCTTAAATACCAAGGGGTTGTTAATTTCTTTCTTTCTTGCGCATAGTAATTATCTCTGCAAGGGATAGAACAATACTTGGCTTTTCCCATTGGGGTTGACTGGGTAAATTCTATACGACATGCTTCACAAATACGCTGTGGTCCACTACCCATAAATATTCTACTTTTTCTTGCGTGTTCTTTTGACTCGTTAGATTTATAAAAACCTTTAGCCGAGGCTTTTAGTTTTTCTATGTTATCAAGCCTGTATGGGTTGTGTACTGCTATTCCAACTTTCTCACGATTACTTAAAGTTTCACATAAATCTTTTGATATTACACCTGTATGTAAATTAAACCCCGCTGCTTTTTTAAAGTTTTTTGCTTCAATACCGTGTGCTTGATTTACGTGAATAGATAAATGTTTTCCTGTCCATTCACACCCCTCTATTAAACAGTTAAGTTCTACCCTATCTAAAAAGCCATCATATCCTTGGGGTAAAGCTAGTCGGTCAGGGTTAGCTATCTGCCTATCAAATCTTTTATTTAAATAAGACCTATAGCATGGCTTTGTACAAAATCTTTTTTTACCTATTAAACCCTTCTTACAATAAAATAATTTCTTACATTCTAAACACTCAATGTCAACTCCTGTTTTTATAGTCGTAGCTTGTTTTGCCCTTGAGTCAGCACTTAAAGATATTTCCCTAGCTTTTTTTGATACTACCTTAAACTGTTCAGACTTTGTATAACAATCCATACTACAAAATTTAGGGTTATTTCTACGAGTAAAAAATGTTTTACCACATGTTTTACAAGGCCCTCTATTAGGAACAGGAGTGCTAAATTTATTTTTTAAAAAGGCATACCTACAAACATCTGTACAAAATAAATTTGAGTTGTTATAAACATAGTGTTCAGCTTGTTTCTGTGTACCAACAAACATAGAAGCGCAATGAGCGCAAACTAGTTTGTCTTTGATTGAAGTAGCATACGCTCGTTTACTCATTAATCAAGCGCCCCCAAATAATTAATAAAGTCGTCCGAATTTTTAAATAAAGAGGCGCTTCCTAGTTTGTGCATTGAAAATATTTTTAGGATACTTGCATCCCCAGTCATCCAAGAATACAGTTGTACTAAATAAAACCCGTTTTCTAATGCGTCTAAAATTTGACCTTGGTATTCTCTGTCTCCATTATGGGTGTGCGTAATAAACCATATTCCAACTAACATATTTTTACTCATCTACTACTCCTCATTTGTTTAGCTTCTTCACATAATTTAGCGTAATCCTTGGGAACATCAGGATGCCACCCACCTAACAACAACTCGCAATTCAACTTATATACTTCTTCTTTACGGCTTATTTGCGTTAAATAAATTATTGACCCACAAAATATAATCCACATTGCTACAAAAAATTGTATTGATTTCACACAAAGTCCTCCTTCTTGTATTTTTCTTTAATTAAATGTTTTAGTTTTCTTAATGCTTTTCTTTCTACTGCCTCGACTTGGCTTCTTGACATACCAAGCGCTTGTGCTACTTCGAGTTGTGACATGTAGTTATTGTTGTTCTGTATAAGTCTTTCTGTGTTGTACCATTCTTCGTCTCTGTACATCATTCGACAATCCTATAAACAAGTCCTTCTTGATTTATCTTGTAATGCTTTTCAACTTTGTTAGTTGATATTAATCTTAGCAAAACCAACCGCCAAAAATCATCAAATAAAATATCTTTTTCTGCTACCCATTCGCCACCCCAACGCACCGTCCACATATCAACTACCGCCGATAACGGCGCTACCATAGCCTCGCTTTGTAGTTCGTTTTCTGTTACTGTGTAGCTAGCCCTTTGTACAGGTGGCGGTGCTATCATAGCGTTTGCCGGAGTTCCTGCTATTCTTTCTTTTAGTCCTAGGTTTACAGTAAGTCTTGTATTAATGTTTTCTGCCGTATCTCTCTTCGCTATAGCATCAGCCATATCTTTATCTGATATGCCCATTATTTAATTGCCCCTTTAGACGTGCGTTTGTATGAACGGTTCTCTTTAGCTGGCACGGCTTTTAAATTAGAGCGTACTGTTGTACCGCCTTTGCTTAGTGGCTTCTTATGGTCTACGTCTTTACCATCGCCTT